ACCATCTCGCCGCGATCTTCCCAGGTCTCCCCGAGCGCGGTGTTGATGAAGGTCTGCAGGGTCTCCGGCAGCTTCTTCGCCTCAAGGAACGACCGCGCCATCTCGGCCCACGTCACCCAGGGCGAGTACAGTTCCGAAATATGGAACCCGGCGATGCCCGTCGACGGCCTCGATGCCCGCCACTCGCCGCGGCGGAGCATGTCCAGCTTGTCCGTATCCACAATCAACGCCGCGCAGTGCGCGCAGGCATAGGCTGCCGTCTCCGGCCTGTCGTCCGTCCAGCGCACCTGGCTCCAAACCAGTCGCTGAAACTCGCCGCAGTGCGGGCACGGTACGAAGAAGTACCGCTGATCTGACCCCTCGAAGCCGGCTTCAATACGGCTCGATCCCTTCACGGTTGGCGTCGATCCTGCCAGCAGCTTTCTGTTCCAGAAGGTCGCCGCCCGCTTGCGGCCAATACTTACCGGGTCACCCTCTGTCCCTGCGGAGGTCGGGAAGCGGTCAACCTCATCGAACAGCAGCACCCTGATCGGCCTCGACGCCAAGCCGCTCGGCGAATTCGCCCCGGCCATCGTGATGTGGCCGCCGGGGAACGATTTATGCAGCAGCGTGTTGCCGGAGTCCCGCGATCGCGGGTCTGCCACCTTTCCCTGCAGGCACGGCGTATCCCTCAGCATCGGCGCCAAGCGGTCCTTTGACCACGCCTCTGCCATCTCCAATGTCGGCTGAACCAGCAGGATCGGGGCCGGGTCTTGATCCACGTGGAACCCGATCACGTTGCCGAGGATTTCGGTCCAACCGACCTGCGCCGACTTCATGACCCAGATCTCGCGGATCAGTGGATCGGCGACAGCATCCATGATGCCGCGCTGGTAGGGCGCTCGGTCAGTGCGCCACTGCCCCGGCTCGGCGCTGCTTTCCCGACTTAGCCGGCGCCTTGCGTCTGCCCACTCGCTTACGGTCAGCCGTGGTGGCGGCTGCAGAATCCTCGCCGCCCGACTCATCAATGTCAGGGCCGTCGAGATCTGCAGGCTCCGCTCGATGAGCGGCGGCCTCGGCGAGAATTTCAGTGATCTCGTCGGTAAGGCGTGATCTGATTGCATTCGAGTCCTGGATTACCGCCAATTCAGCAGCCAGCTTTGTCGGTACGGACAACATCCGCGCCCGAATGCCCACCAGCAGCATCTCCCAGGCCCGATACACCAGACCAACATCGAGGAGCTGCCCGCTCCTGACGGCGTTTTCGAGTGCCGTCTTGTTCGCCTGCTCGAACCGTAGCCGGCCCAGCTCGGCTTCAGCGTCGTAGCCATCCGCCTGGCTCCTGCTGCGGAGGTGGTCGACCACGCGCGACAACAGCCAGCGGCGGTCAGCGCGACCCTTGCCCTGGCTGACAATGTCTGGATCCAGCCCTTCCAGCTCACGGGCCAGCGTGCGCCGGTCGACGCGCAGCTCGACAGCCAACCAGCTCAGCGTGCGGGGCTCGGCGATCATCCGCCTAGTGGTGGCGCCTCAGCGCCTCTGGCGCTAGACGAAAACCGCGGTCTTCGTACCCGCCCCCCCCTGACGGCAGGAGGGACCCGTCGAATTTATGAGCGGCGATCACTTCCCAAGCCCAACCGCCCGCAACTCCTGCATCAGCACAACAGGGAAGCGAGCCTTGATCGCTCCCTTCAGTGCTGCTTGCACGGTGTTGTTCACGAAAGCCTGCGGAATGCTCGGGCCGAACAGTTCCCTGATCGGCAGCCTACTGCGCACCCGCTTGCCATTGCGCATGACCCAGCGATTGACCTCGCCTTTGTGCACGAACACGCCCCGGTGGCCGGTTGGCATGGTGGCGATAAAGCCGCCGGGGATCAGCTTGCGCCCCCGTAGCACGGATACCGTGACGCCCTTGCGGGTCTGTCTTGCGCCGTACTCGATCAGCGGTATCGGGCTGCCGCTGGCCCTGACGATCGCCGTGAGGTCGTGCTTGGTGGCACGAATGGTCTTTATCGCTTTCTTGATCGCGCCGACCTTCAACCCATAGCCCGCCTGCTTGATCTCGCGCGCAGCCTCGGCACGGGCCGTTGTGGCAACCTTGTTCAATGCGCGAGGGATTGCCTTGCGTGCCTGCTCTGCGGTCACGTTCAGCTTCCTCAGCGCCCCGCTGATGTCGGCCTGCACGCTGATCTTGATCACTCGATCACCATGCCCGCACTGCCGCTTGTTGTCGAATATGCATGGTCAGATATTCACATCAAGTTATTTCACGCGGTCACGTTGAGCGCGAAATGCAGCGCCCAGCGCGCCCGGTCGAGTATCCGGCAATACTGTCCACGGTGCATGTGAGCCATCCGGGCTTTGACCTCCAGCGGTTCGGCTCGGAAGTATTGGACCAGGATCACGCGGCGCTGTGGGCTGGGCAGTTTGGCGACCAACTTATCGATGGTCCAGATCGGTTCTGGCACGTCGATGCTGATGCTGCCATTGGTCACGCGGTCTGGCCTGATGCCCAGCTCGTGCCACTCAGCCATGCGCGCGGTGAGTGAGACTGCTGGCCAGCCGATGTTTGATGCTTCCCGCCGTGACCATGTGGCCCAGGCACACAGCCTGTCTTCGAGTTCATGGAGTTCCGGTGACAGTCGCCGGCGGCTCTCATCAGACATTCAGCGGCTCCCTGCGTCGACAATGCGTTGAATCTGGTTGACCGCTTCCGCGCTTCTGACCTGGGCGGGCACGAAGCGCAGCACGCGCCAGCCCGCCTCTGCCGCGGCGTTGTACTTGTCGCAATCTTCCCGGAAGCCGCGCGGCTGGGTGTGCCGGCCCTGCACCCACTCACCGCCCTCCACTTCCACGGCCAGCTTCAGCGCACTGAACGCGAAGTCAAACCGCCAGCGCCGGCCGAGATGCTGGGCGAACTGATGCTCGCGCTCCCAGCCGGTGATCCCCTTGAGCTTCAGGTGCGCTTCCAGCAGGTTCTCCCACCGCTCGCGCATCGCCTTGCGCCGGGCTCGGGTTACCGCTGATGCCGTGGTGGGCTTCATCCCTGCGCGCTCTCCCGCAGGCGGAAACCGAGCAGCGGCCAGACCTTCTCGACCGCCTTCTTGCGGGCAATCTGGCGACCGATCTCGGCGTCGAAGTTCTCGGGGCTGGCGCAGGCCGACTCGCCGGTGACGGTGAAGCCGTTGCGCAGGATCAGTACGCAGAAGGTCAGCAGAGCCAAGGGGGGGAGCGGATCGCAGCCGTATCGGGCGTCATCGCCGGTTCGAGCACCGACAACGCCGTTCGCCGCCGTGAAGTAATACTCGCTGGCGATCTCCGCCTCGATGTCAGCCGCCGTGACTCGCGGGGCGGTCAAGCCCTTGGCCTCGATCAGCTCTCCGATGGTCTTGTTCATGGTCGTGTCTCCCGTTTGTTGTTGGTAAGCATCAGTTCGAGCCGAGCCAGCGCATTCCATGCGAGGTGGGCGGCGTGAGGCAGTCCGGATCCAGCGTCGGCCGGCTCGATCGGTTCCGCAAGGAAATGGCGAAGCATCGCTTCGGTATAGCGGGCCTGACCGTCGGGCACTGACTGCCAGCCGTTCGGTGAATACTTCGCCGCGCCATGCGTGGCTACCCTGCCAACCATCTCCAGCGCGCGAGCAAAACCGTGGAACACCAGACTGAGCTGGGTCTTGCCAGCGTCGAGCTTCGCGCCGGGAACATGTGCCGGCGTTCCACGTGGATCAGCCTCGGTCTTCCGGACCTGAATGTCCTTCAGGGTCTTCGGCTTCGTTGGCGGGATCGCCTTGCTCTTGCAGTCCTGGCATGTGCGCTGTGCGTTGCCGGTTGGCACGTAGTCCTTGCCGCACTGGAAACAGCGGCGGGTCTTGCGGGCTTCCGGTTTCGATGCCGCCCTCGTGGTGGCCAGCTTCATCCGCCATCGCTCCTGCTCGGCGACTTTGGTGCCGTGATCCGCGCAGTATTTCCGCTGGGCGTTCGATGGCTCGAAGACCGTGGTGCAGCCGGGATGCTGGCAGGTCTTGCGCGTCTGAGCCGGCGCGTCTTCGTACTTCGGGAAACCGGGATCTCCGGGCCGCAGGATCTTCACTGGACCCGCGCCATTGGTAGCCCTGCTGGACTGACCGGCCGACATATCCGAGTCTGGCAATCCGCTTCTCATCGACTATCCCTCGTGGTTTTCTGGTCTTCACCGCGGCGCATCCGCACGGTGTACTCGGTGAGTGATTCGCCCGTGAGCTTCTCGAATTCCTCCG